ATTTTACGGCATGAATAAAAATCATCCTGTATGTCATTCATTTATGCAAGACTTTGAAGCAATGTATGAAGATGCTGACAATGGTATTTTTAAATTAGAAGAATGGCATGACAGTTATGTGTTTGGTGAGATACTAAACAAGTACAAAGAGTTTCCATCGCATGATTACAGTGCAGATATGTATATGCGTGAAGCAAGTACAGGCGGAGGAGGTCATCCTCTTATTAATGGTCCACTTGGAAAATGGATGGATCATATGAAGGGCGGACGCAAAGACACAGGCAAAAGTTTAGCAAAAGATCTTATTGTAAAACGAACAGAGGATTATTGGAATGATTGAACATTTAGGAATATTCTTACCTGATGTAGAAACACATTTCCAACGCATGTTAGACAAAAGTCTTAAAAAAGACAACTGTGTACGCTATCAATATCGTGTAAGAGATCATGCAATAAGTCTATTAGAAAACAAACGTATTGCACTAGACATTGGTGCAAATGTAGGTTTATGGACTATGGATCTTGTAAAAGACTTTAATCATGTACATTCGTTTGAACCTGTAAATGAATTTCAAGACTGTCTATTTCAAAATACCAAACACGACAATTATACTCTACATCCTATTGCACTAGGAGAAATAGAAAGCGAAATTGATATGATTATTACACCTGATAATACAGGACACAGTCATGTTAATCCTAATAGTTTTGGTAGAGGTAAAACTCCAATGCGTACACTAGACAGTTTTAATTTTACTGAAGTTGATTTGATTAAAATTGATTGTGAAGGTTACGAAGTTCCTATACTTAATGGTGCAAAAGAAACTGTATTACGCAATCGTCCTATGATGATAGTTGAACAACAAGATCACGAATATCAACAAGATAGAGAAACTCTTCCTGCTATACAACTGTTAGAAAGTTGGGGTATGAAGCGTGTTACTAATTTTAATAAAGACTGGATTCTTACTTGGTAGCCCACTGACGCATCCAAGCCCAGCACTCACCACTTTTTAAATCTTCTTGATTCCAATGACACATTGCTAGTTTCTTAATCCAATCTTCTCTATTAAACTCTTGTGGATTTTCTAACCTAGCCAAACTGTGATGTGAAACTTCAAATGCTTGACTGTTTTCAGGTTTAGGATCTGTAACAAAAACAGGAACACCTTCGATTGCTGCTGCTACACCAGGACTACTATTATATGTAATAACTGCTGCTGCTTGTCCTAAATCTTCTACTAGTGTTTTTGTTCTACTGAGAATAACTCCTGATTTAAGTAATTTTTTATAGTGCTGTCTCCAGTTACCGTCACCTGGATGGAAACGTAGCATTACTGGTTTGTCTGAATATTTTTTAACTTCTGTAAGTGTTTCTAATACCCAATCAACAACACGTTTGCCGCCCATACTCCAGCCACCGTCTCGCTGGGCACATAGTACAATAAATTTTCCGCCATTGCCTCTGTGCGGTTTTAAATCAAATCCAATATCCTTTTTTATTTTTTCCCAACGATGATTTTCGTATCTGCTGTTACAATATTCTCCTGTAGTAGGAAACACACCATCGTAACTATAACGCAAGTAACGTTTAGTATTGCCATGATCGCGATATAAAAACAAATTACTATCTACTATTATTGTTCTTTTATTTTGTCTTGCCTGATGATCTAATACTGCTCTGCGTAATCTTAAATGCGGACTTCCTTCAGAATATTCATGAACATAACCTTGTATAACTGCTACATCACAGTCTATGGGTTTAGTATCGTAACAAACAATACCTCTATCTATTCCTGTTTTATTAACACCTATTGCATAGTTATTGATAATCTCTGGCTTTTCAGGATTTCTATTATTAGCAGGTATTCCTCGCATGTAACTTGCTACTAACATAAGTTATATTCCTCTTGTATCTTGTAGGCTGTGCCGTCTTGTAATTCTCTTGTATCGTATTGACAATATGCTAACCAATGCAACCATTTAAGCACTTGTTCTCTACTAGGATAATATGGATTTTCTATTTGTGTAAAGTCTTGTGAACAAACAGAATGTGCAGCATTTGGTGCATTAGCAAAAGCAGGAACACCAAACGATACTGCTTCTGTTGCTGCTATACTGTTATAAGTTACTAGTGCAAAAACTTTTTCATCAATCATTTGTCTGTATATACTACTGTCGCCTACACGTTCTCTTCTAGGTGGTTTGTCTCTAATTATAATTTTTCTATCTGTATGTTGTTTTAATTTTGTTAGTGTTTCATCTAACCATTCGTCTCTAGTAATTCCATAATATTTGCAGGGTTTTTCGCTAGGAGTAACAACTAAAATACTGCTTCCTCCTTTACGCCAGCCTTTAAAAAATAACGGCGTACTAGAAGGCATATGTTTTTCTAATCTTACAAATCTATCATCAGGCACTTCAATAGGATTTAAATGTTGTACATTGTTTTTTACAACTCTGTGATAATCTTTACGCTTACCTAAATTGCCTAAGTATCCAGTATCTATATAATAATAGTCGCGGCCTTCTGCTTGACAACTTGCCATAATTTTACGTTTGGTCATGCCTCTAATAGCAACAGGAACATTTTTAGGATACAATGGTATTTGTTCTAAATATCCTGATGTGCCGTTAGTTCCTTGTCGCCAAAGTTCTAATATAGAATCTGTATGATCAAAAATTATCATAGTTTAAACATATCTCTTAGTTCTTGTTTCCAAAGATCACCGTATTCACAATCTCTATAATTTTCGAACCAAGGACCACCTTCTGTATAGTGTATTAGCTTTGGTGTTTCAATGTCATCGTATACACCAACAAGATAGTTCCACGTATGATCTAGTTCACCAATTTCTTCATCTTTAAGCCAACTAAAGCGATGCATGTAAGCACCGTTAAGTTCAATGTCATTAACAAAGTCTTGTGTTACTACTTTATTACTAGGGTGTCCGCAGTTCCATAGCACAACACTTGACCAATTCTTGCGTGGATAGATAGTTTGTTTCTGTCCGTCCATCTTTGTTGTCTCTGTGACTTTGTAATCATGATGAACACACATAACAGCATAACGATCATCTGCTTGATCAAACAGTTCTTTGATATCTGTTGTAAGGATCATATCACAATCCATAAACACAGCCCAGCCTTCAAAGTTAGTAAGTTCTGGAATAAGGAATCGTGTAAAAGTAAATTCTGTACTTGCAAGTTTATCAATAGGTCTAGTGTACCAACCTGCATCTCGTAATTCTTGTTGTTTAAGTGGACGCACATCGGCATTTGGCTGTTTACTTATAATACTATGTTTGCAAACTTGATATGCAATATCTTCTCTAGTATCGTATCCTACAAATACTTTCATTTTTTCCTTCCTTGATCGCAAACTTTTATAGTAATAACTTTGCCATCACCATCTGTAAATTCTTTATAAAGTGCTCCTTCGTGATACTCATGACCACAATTTTCACAATGTTCTTTCATTAATCCCTTCTTTCTATGTCTTCTTCTACACACGCCTCTCCACGCTGTATTTCAAGTATGTGTGCATTTTCGCCATTTGGATTAGATGCTTTATGCCAAACACCAACATCAATTTCGTATCCTCTAGGTGCTCCTGGGATTAAATGAACAGTATCTTTTCTGCCTTCCCATTCAGTTTCCATTTTAACAACACCATCTAAAACATACCATTGTTCGCTACGCTTAGAATGTCGTTGATCGCTTAGACTTTTACCTGGATATATTACAAGCTCTTTTACTTTGTAACCTTTTTCAGGTTTGTTGTCTAACACACGCCAGTATCCCCAATCACGTTCTGTTTTTTGTGTTTTCCAATCATCAAGTATCCAACTACTCGAATTCTTTTTGTTTTCACCGCCCACACCAAACACAAACTCTACATCGTCAAATACCATTTCAGGAATGTTGTCTGCTGTCCTATCCCCTCCGTTAGCAAAGATAATATGGTCATTAGGATACATCATCTTAACGTTTTTAATTGCTTCAATTGAGGTGTTGTCATCATCGTCAAATAGCACACAATGATCAACCATTGATAGATTTTGTAAAATAGTAGTGCGTTCGCTGATAGGCATAAACGCACGACCTTTTTTACGTTCAAGCCAACTGTCTGTGTTGACTCCTACAACTAGTTTATCACCTAGTTGTCGTGCTGCTTTGAAATATTCAATATGGCCGGAGTGTAGTGGATCAAAGCCACCTGTAACTAATACTACTTTGCTCATGATAATATTTATATGAGCATATAACTAGTAAAAGTTAAACTGAAGCGTCTTCCATTCCTGCTACACGTAACTTAACAATGTTTGTAAGTTGCCATTGCTTTTGATCGAGCCCTTTACAAATACCTAACCATTTGTTACGTATAAGTGCAAATTCGTTGATAATTTTTTCGTAGTCAACAACGTCTGCCTCACCGTCAACGTATTTTTCAACGTCACGGCTTGACAGAGCTCGTTGATAATTTTCAAGATACTTTTTAAAATATGAGCTACGCAATCTACGCAACTCAATATTTAAATAGTTTAAGATTGCTTCGATTTCTTGAAGTTGATTAAACCGATGTTCAACAATACCAGGTAGGTCGGCTGAAGCACGTTCGACGTTACCATATATCTTAACTTCTTTACGTGCTTCTTGCATTTCAGATTCAAAGTATGCTACTGCATCTGGAATCTTTGAAACGTCGCGAGATATTTCGCTATACCAACCCATTCTTAATCCTCGTATTCATCAAAGTCGTCTTCGTCTCTTACATCTTCTTCCATGTCTAGATAATAGTGTATTGCATTATCTAAACTATGACTGTGACCTAAGCAGGACATCAACGTCTCGTCGGATACACCGTGATCAACAAGAAAATCAATATAACGTTCGGCTACTAAACTTACTTGTTTCTTATCAATGTACCCTTTGAATAAAGACCAAATTTCTATAATTTGTTCTTCATTATCCATTTACTACCTCCTCGTTTTCAGTAACTTCATCAGGTGTATTTACCTGTGCCGCTTCTTTTACGAGGTAATCTGACATTACTTTATCAAGTAATTCACCGTTCCAATTTTTACGGTATTCAAGTAGCTCTTCGCCTTCGTTAGTAACATACTTCAAACGGTTACCACTTTTTTCAATAACGCCTTTTGCTTCAAACAATTCAAGCAAGCCGCTATATGGATTCATACCTGTTTCGTATGGAATCTTAACTTGTACACCTTCAAACGGTTTAGCATAACGTGTTTTCATAACCTTACAGGCTGCACGAATACCACGCACTTCACTGATCTTGTTACCATCTTCATCTTCTTTTAGTTTTAGTTTTTTCATTGCTACAACAATTGAAGATGCATAGATAAAGCCTTGACCTCCTGAAATTTTATCATCTGGGTCAAACATATCTTGCGATGCGTAAGTGTGGTTAGTTGCTACAAGTCCTACATTGTGTGAACCAAACATATTAACTGTGTTACGAACAAGTGCTGTTAGTGCTTTAGGCTTACGACCCATATCACCTTTCATATCACCCTTGTTAAACTGGTCTACGTCTGTAGGTGTTAACAACATACCTAGTGAGTCAACTACAAACAATACCTTAGGACGATCTTCTTCCGGCATTGCTTTGTAGTCTGCCATAAACGTACTAATAGTCTTTGCTACGTCATCAATCATTGACATATTAAGTTTTAGTAGTTTATCTTCTGAAGTATCTACATCAAGTGCTTGTAGCCACGCTTCGTCAAGTGCGTTCTCTGAGTCAATAAGAACTACAAAGATGCCTTGGTCTTGTGCTGACTTTACAATGTTACCGGAACAAATATAAGATTTACCTGCACCCGATTCGCCTGCAAATACACTTACTTTGCCTAGCGGAATGCCTTTGTTCCAATCACCTGAAATAAGATAGTTGAGTGCATAGTTACCTGTGCTAATCCAATCAGTAGGATCGTTAAATCCTGCACTCATGCCTGTAATGGATTTTGTCAAAGTGTTTCTAAACTTTGATGGGTCAAATGCCTTAGTTGCCATAATGTCTCCTATCTAAAAAGCCTTTGTAAAGTCTGTAGACTTGTTTATTAAAAAACAAGCCTACAAACTTAATTTTATTACTGTCCTTGACGTGCTCTAATCATTGCTAGAATGTCTTGGGCATTACCTGATGTTTCTGCAGGTGCCGCTGCCGCTGGTGCTTCAGCTGGTGCTGCTTCTGCTACTGGAGCAGGTGCTACTTCAGGTGTTGGTGCTGGTGCAGGTGTTGCTACTGGAGCAGTTCCTGATGTTGCAGTACCATTTGATGATGCTGTATTAGGATCACCTGTACGTGCAGCCATACCAGCTGGACGGAAGTATTGACCCCAACGATCAGGATCATATGCTTCGCCATCTACTGATGCTTCAAACATTTCTTGCATGACTTTAAGCTCAACTTCAGTTGGCTTTTTAGGAAGAAACTCTGACAAGTTAAACAATCCGTGTGTGTTAACTGCTGCCATCTCTGCATCGCCTAGTGGACGCTCTCTACGTGCCCAATTACTTGTGCCGTAATCTGCATAGCCACCTTTTGATGTTTTGTTAAGACGGAAATCAACACCACCAGTAAAGTCTGTTGGCAATTCTTCCATATCAGGATCAAGCAATGATTGCTTAATGATTTGGAAAATTTGTGGTCCAATAATGAACCTACGGATTGGGTTTTCCGGAGTAGAATCATCCGCAAGTGGATTGTCTACAACAAAGCCTTGGAAAATATAAGAACGTTTCTTCCAGTACTTACGACCCATATCTTCTAGAGTTGGATCTTTAAACCAACCACGTACTTCGTTCAAAATTGAACACTGTTCGCCATACATTTCCATACATGGAATTTGTACTTGTACAGGACGTGAATCAGTTTCACCTTTTACACCTGCAAAAGGTAACTTAATCATTAGGCGTTCTGCCCAGAAAAAGTCATTGTTTGCATTGCCGTCAGGAAGGAAACGGAGTACTGCACTCTCGCCTTCTTTGATATTCCAAAACGGGTAAATGGCGTTATCGCCTGGTGTGTTAGAAGAACCACTTGTGCGGTTTTCTTGTTCTTTGAGCTTTGCTCGGATTTCTGCTAATGATGCCATAGTTTTTGCCTCCTATAATGTTGCCTATGTGCTGTGCCTTTTTGTGTAGCACAGTGTATATAATACACAATCCTACACCGCTTGTCAAGTCTTTTCTTTAAAAAACTTGAAAAAAATCATGGACTTTGTCCAAAAGTATTTAGCGTCTTATGCCTGCTAAACCTTTAATTCTGTCTAATTCTGCCTTTTCTGATGTTTGCTTCTCTGCAATTGACAGTTGTGCATTTGTAAATTGCTCGTATTTTGCATGTACTGCTTCAATAAACTTTTGGGCCATAGGAACACATTTGTTACCATAGTCTTTTTCTACTGCTGTTAGTACTGCTGTTTCGCCTTTTGGAAACTGTCCTGTTTGTCTGTCGTAGTATGATAGAATAAACTCGCCTAATGGTGTCTTTTGTTCTTCGTCGCCGTCTAACGACAATGCACCATCTTTACCTACAGTAACGTCAGTTTCAGATGCTTCCATATCACCAAAATCTAGTTTGGCTAAAAGTTGTGGATCTTTTGCTTTTATATATTTGTTTACTAATGGACGCACACACATGTCTGAATCTTTTTGTCCAATTTGTTTTAGCATGTCGTGTAGTCTAGGATCATCAATTAGACCGTGTAAACTTTCAATTGCATTAGTACCGTCTACGCCTGCTGGGAAATGATCGCCAACTAGTGCTTGTAACTTTTTAATTGCCATTGCTTGCTCTTCTTCGTCTTGACTAAAGACAGCATCGCCTTCTGCAATTTCGTATTTTTTAGTTACACCATTTAGTGCAGATTCAATTTCTTCACCATACTTTTGGAAGCCACCCGGTGGCAAACCTCTAGTTGCACCGTCTGGTCCTGAACCCATAAAGTAAGGCATTTTAATTTCCATGCCTGGGCGTATTTGTGATGGATCTTTAATTTCTGGATTTTCGTCCATAATTGCTTGTAACGCTTCGTCTCTACCGTGACCTTGGAAGTTAGCATCTTTAAACTTCATATAGATACTGTAAAGAGTATCACCTTGTTGTACTGTATATGTTTCTGCTGGTAGACCAACTTCTACATCGTCAACAGGACTACCTTCGCTAAAGTCTTCTGGATTTAATTCTTGTGTTTCTAATACATTGTACAAGTATGGGAAAACATCTTGTAATTCTTCTTTAAAACTTTTTACTGTAAGTGCTTCAACCCATTCTGATCTAACGTCTTCTGGAACTTCAGAAATTTCACGTGTCTTAAATGATTCAAATGCTTCGTTATAGTAAGATTGTTTTTGTAGTTGATCTACAGATTTTTTAATTTGCTCAATACGCTCAACAACACGATCTGTTATGTTGCCCATTGCTTCTGACATTGTTTCAGAACGAGAAACATAATTTTTAAACTTTCTTAAATGACCTAGTTCCTTGCTCATTTCAACAATATGATTACCAAATGCATCGTATGGTGTACCACCGTTAGCGATATGACGACCTAAAGCTCTTGCTCCGTTCAAGTGCTTAACAGGATATTTAAATCTTTCGCCTTGTGGACTTTCAATGAATATACTTTCAATATGCATTGATCTACCGCCAGGTAGTTCTGAGTTAACTGGCTTAGAATGCTTTACTAATAGTTTAGCACCATCTAAGTCTTGGTAGCTCGTACGAGGCGTACCATAAAGTTTTGATTCGGTCATGTTGTTATCTCCGGAGTTTTTCGCAAGGAATTGATAATCTCTTTTATCTAAGTTTGACTTTGTAATATCTCTAGTATCAAAGTTTAGCATACGTTTTTTACTAAACATTCTAAGTTCTCTAAGAAAATTGTACCAATCTTTTTGTACTTCGTCATTTTCTTCACTTACAAATTCTGTGCTATAATAAACTACAAGTCCGTCGTCTTCGCTTAGACTAACATTAACATGTCCAAGTGTTTCTGATCCTGACTTGTATTCAAAGTCAATAAAACGTGCTAACGCTGGATCGTTAGTCACTTTACCTGCATCGTCGCCCATAGTTACACTTGAGTAACGGCTACGTATTTTATTAAAAAGGTCTTCTGCTATATCGTTTAAGTTTATCATAGTATAGTATTTATCAATAGTTGCTTATAAAGATAGGCATTGGTGCTTCGAAGTCATCATCAACTTCAATACCAACTGCTCCACCCCATTGTGCGTATACACGCTGATCCCATTCTGCTAACACTTGCATCATTCTAATTGCAAGTAATGTTGCACTAACTAAGTCGTCATGCATTCCTGATTTTGCTTTAAAACTTGTTGCTTGTGCAATATATCCTTTAAGTTCTGATATTAAAGGTTTAGAATTTATATGAAGTTTGTTTTGTTCTATTAGAACTTTTAATCTACTACATGCACTAATTTTTGTTTTGTATGTAGTATTAAATCCTTTGCGGAACTTGCGTACATGTCCTTTGCGGATAGGTTCACTTAATAACAATCCTGGAATATTCTCTTCACCTAAATCTTTAATTACTAATAGTGCTGCTTCACCAATTGAATTATTTTCAACACTCCAATATACATTTTCAGTTCCACAAGTATCTGCAATATATCTGTTGATTTCTCTTACTACTTTTATTTGATCAGGTATAGCTGTTTGATTGTGCTGCCATTCAGCTACTTGTTTAAATGTAGGTAATTCAAACACTTGTATTGCAGCATAGTCGCCGCCTGTACCCATTGCAGGATCTAATGCTACAATGTATATTCCGTCTTTGCGTATTTTTGTGTAAAAACGTGTTTGACCCATTTTCATTATAGGATCTATACCTTCCATATTAGCAAGTGTAATACTGTTAATAAGTGTTTCGTCAAATACTAAGAATTCACAACCGTATTCACGGCGGAACTTTTCTTCACCAATACGTCCAATTTCTGCCTCCATCCATTCATCGTCTCGATCTGGATGTTCTTGCCATTCAGCTCTAAACGCATGAAACCCATTAACGCCTATGTCTGTTTCATTGCCGTGACTATCAAATTTTTGTTCTGCTTGTTTCCAAATAGTAGCAAATGTATCTTCGTCTGAGTTTGGTGTACTTGTAATAATAGCACGACCACCTGTTGCTAGTGTAGGTGATATTGAAGTCCAAAACTCTTCTGCAATATTAGGTTGCACAAACGCAAACTCGTCACAGTATAGTAATGATATGGACATACCACGTCCTGTGTTGCCTGTTGTTGTTTGACTTACAATACGGCTTCCGTTATCAAATTCTATGCTACCTTTGTTGTATGAAATAACACCTGCACGTATATGATCAGGACAAGTTTCGTACACATAACGTATACGTTGCATAATTTCTTGAGCACCTGTGTATTTGTGTGCAGCAATAAGAATTGTTTGATCTGGATGAAACATTGCATACCAAGTAAGATATATAGCAGCACAAGTAGTTTTGCCTGTTTGGCGTGGCATCATGTTAATATTAAAACGATAACTGTGATATGAGTGCAGTAACCTTAATTGATATTCGTAAGGATCAAACAGTAGTTTACCTTTTACAGGATGCTGTATGTATGCAAAGTGTTTTGCAAAATGTAAGTATCCTTCGTTAGGATCCATACATTGAACCATGTCCTGTAATTGATCTTCGGTATATGTTTCTCTTTTATTGGCTTTTTTAGTTAATACGCCGTCTAACGATTTGCTCATACATGTATTTACTCAAAAAAATAGGGCCCGTAGGCCCTATTGAATATTTAGAATTTTTTAGAATTTTTATTTGTCGTCGTCTTCGTCGTCTTCAGCATGATCGTCTTTGCCTGGTTTTTTGTCTGCCCAGTCTGGAACGCCATCGCCGTCAGCATCTGGCTTTTTCTTTTCATTGGTTAGTTTCTTAGCTTCTAGTGCAAGCTCAAGTGCTTGTCTAATGCTTTCAACTGCCATTGGGTTATCGCCATCTTGTGCTTTGGCAAACTGCTGTTTACGCTTGTGAATGTCATCGCCTGAAGCCATTTGATCATTCATGCTGTGATATTCTTCTTCTGGCTCGTT